CCAATAGGTCCTTTTTGGACCACACAGGTATGTTTCTTGATTGTAAGACCAAAATGGCCATAAACATCAACCAAGATTTGTTTGAAACTTTCTAGAATTAAATCTAAATCCTTTCCTTCCCATATACACGGAAAAGTTGCTTGATTGTCATCGCCATATAGATCAGCATTGTGATCATCGATGTTCGCAAAATTTCGCTTTTGAGCGTATATTTTAGTGTAATCTGAAATAATTTGGTGCATAATACAATTATCACCAGTGGTTGTTCCACTTCCGGAGTTATTGCCCCAATCTTTCCAAATCACATCTCCATTTGGTAAAAGGAGATAGGAAGAAATAGTATTTGATATCATCCAATCATAAAACTTCTGAATGGACGGTGGTATTGTCAAACCACGACGTCGCAAATCCCAACATGCATTGAGAATGGGAATTAAACGGTCCCACCCTGAAGCATCTAAAGTGTACCAAATGAGAGACTCTGGATCATCACCATGAGCCATTATCATACGATGATAACCCCCGTACTGGAATGTTATTCCATAACGAATGTCACCAGGTTGATATTTTTTTATATTCTCATCAGCACACCCAAAAACTTTTTGCCAAAATAGCAAATGCATTGGGGGTATTATAAAAGTTCTTATCTTGTTTTCATTAATGATATCTTCAATAGCTAGATACTCGTGTTTCGGAGAAACACGCCACCAACAAAGCATGTCAAAAGGATGCCAAACCAACTCATAAAAGTCGGGATCCATCAAAACATCGCCCTTAGTCTTATATCCTGCAGCAGTGAAATGAAAGGTTGCGGACCTATTCAAAACAAAAGAAGGAGCATAATTGATTGGAGTTGTTAAACACCAACCCAATTTAGACCAAGACATTTCAATTGCATCGTCAAAAATCTTTGGATCAAAACCGGAAGTTAAACCATGTTTTGCATCCATTTTATACACTGATTTCCACACATTATCATCATTCGCAAGTACACCCCCAAAATCTAGGGAACGAACAAAAGATAAATCGCCATAGTCTTTCCAAAAATCAGAAAGAGGTTGGTGCATAAATGTGGAACCGAGTGGAATCTCATAACTTGTAGAACAGAATGGAGTAAAAAATTTATATTCCTTACGACAAGTTTGGGATTTTATTGATTTTTTAACATCATAAAGCAAAAGGTTTCGACCACTTTCAGGGTCGTGAACAACCAGCGCTTCTAATTGAACTCTTTTATCAGAGGAAGCGACATCGTACAAAAGCACGGTATCACCAGTTT